CCGTTCTTCTTGAACTGGACCGACGCTCTGTCTTATGCGTGGTGGAACCACGGCGCCCTCGGCGTGTTTGTGCCTGAAGAGTAGGGTCGAGCATTTATGCGAGTAGGGGAGTGAAAATTCCCCTGCCCGCAACGGCGGGCTTGTAGTTGCTCGCTCAGCAATAATAAGTTAGTAGTTTTGTCTGTTCTTTAAGGTATATTGTGGGACCGAGGGCGGTAACCTCAACAACGGGTTGAAATGCGGTCCGTTCTACTTGAACTGGAACAACGCTCTGTCTAATACGAGGTGGAACAACGGCGCCCTCGGCATGCTATTAAAAGCAAAGTACAAAAGAAGTGCCCCAATAGACCCTACCCAAAAGGTAAAAATAAAGTCACAACAGACGGATTTGGTAGGTTAGAAATAACTCGAAGAACTTGGAGACAATAACACGTTACTATGAAGCGTAAAGGCTATATTTTAACGGAAGAGAACCTGACACTAGATTTGTGCAAGGCCGCTATAATGAAAGCGTCTAAAGGAAAACGAAAGCGCTTTTGTGTAAAGCGAGCTCTTGCCCATCTTGATGAACGGGCAAAGTTATTAAGACAAATAATTCTTGAGGGTGAATACGAACCGTCCGAATATAAGGTTTGCAACGTGGTGGACCATCCTTCTGGTAAGCCGCGTGTGCTGCACAAACCGAAGTTCTTTCCGGACCAATGTGTTCATCATGTTATTGTTTTGCTGTTAAAAGATGAATTTATGAAAAGAATGGACCAATACGCAATAGCATCCGTGCCTGGACGTGGCGGACACTATGGATGGCAAGCCATTCGCCGTTGGAAAGACAGAGATAAAACCAATACAAAGTATTGCTTGAAATTTGACGTTAGAAAGTGCTACGAAAACATTAAACCGGAAGTAATTATGAGTTGTTTTTCTCGGTTTATTAAAGATAAAAAGCTACTTGGCGTCATTTCAAAGGTCGCTTATTCTTTGCCAAGCCTTCCGCTAGGTAACTACACGAGCGGATGGTTTCAAAACTTAATTATGCTACCAGTTGATAACGCAATACGCAAAAGTAATTTAGCAAGATACTTTGTCCGCTATGTTGATGATGGCGTTGCTTTTGGTGGCAATAAGCGCAGACTCGCTTCTTTAATAGAGGTTGTGTCTAAAGCGCTTGATAAACTCGGGTTATGGCTAAAGAATAACGTACAAATATTCCCTTTTAATATCCGTGGACTGGACTTTATAGGGTACAGATTTTTCAGGAACTATATATTACTTAGAAAGCGCAATTTACTAAGCCTGCTCCGGACGATTAAAGCATATAACAATCATCCCACCGCTGCGCTTTCACGCAGTTTGCTTAGCCGAATAGGACTGTGCAAATGGTTTAGCAGCCACAATTTCTGGACCAAGCATTGCCTTGGCCTAAACTTCAAGAGAATGAAACGGAGGGCTTACGCCTTATGAGAATAGGTATTGACGAGTTCTACCCGAAATCCGGAGTAGAAATCCAAGACAACAACGGGTCCGATAAAGTTACGATGTTCAAAGACATTGAGCGTGAAGAGGGCCCTGAAGGAGAAACGCTAGTTACCGCCAATGTGGTATCCTTTGATGTACCCAAAGGAACTGTCGATGAAGAGCATTTAATTGCTCATTTCGACTATTACTTTGCCAAAGGAGCCGCTTCTGAGCTGTCTGCTGCTAAAGCGCTAAAAGAAGCTCAAGTACAAAAGCTGCTGCTGGATAGCGATTATCGCAGCCATAAGTTCGCTGATGGCTCTTATACCGCCACTGAATATAAACCGTGGAAAGATATCCGCGAAGAATGGCGCGGTGTAATAAACGCTATTAGAAGCGCTGAAACGATGGAAGCATTAGACGCAATTACTTGGCGTATTGAGCCCTAGTTAATTGCTGATTTGACATTTGGAAAATAAAATAAATATACTAGCATTATGAGTGATATGTATGCTGCGATTGCGGGTGGCGGTGTAGCTGGTACTATCGGCGTGATAGTAGGTTATATCCGTCTCAAAAAACTGTTAAAAGAAGAGATTGTTGACCCTGAAATCAACCGTCTTGAAGGGCTTGTTAGCGATTTAAGACGCGATTTCGACCAAAAACTCGCAAGAGTTGAAGAAGATTATGGTAAGTTGTCCGACAAACTCGATAAGAAGTTTGACGAGATTAACCATAAAATGGACAAAAACTCTCAAGCAGTATCGCAAATGCAGGGTATGCTCACAACCATCTTCAATGGACTAAAATATGGACAATAAACAAATTGTTGCCTATTTGCTTGAAAATGAGCGTAAGCGCTATGAGTATGCCAAAGAACTCCAAAAAACGCTTAGATGGGCGATTTTGGGCCTTCTTGCCAGTATTACAATCATAGTGTCTATGTATATTTATTTTGTTGTTCCAGTAGAAGACGACATTTCTTATGCCGATAATGGCAGTCAAATAGTACAATCCAGTTCGGTAGGAGGCAATAATGGCTTGCAAAACTAGACGCATCCGCCGCCGCGGTGGAAGACCTAGAAAATGATTTCACCTGAAATCAAGCGTTACAAAGAAACGGTTAGTAGTTTGAACGTACAAGAGCTACTAGCCGTTTTGAATAATAGCCGGTTATCTGTAGATGAAAGATATGCCGTAGAACTTGTTGACCTTTACGGTAAATCACTTAAAGAAGCCTGCGCCAGCATGGGCAGGGACCAAAGAGTTGTAGCTAAATACCTTCAAAGAGCTCGACTAAAAATACTTAAACAAATCTTCAAATAATTCATAAATCGTTCATTAAATGGGCCTATCTAGCGGGCCCTATTTTTTTGTCTAATTTAGCCATGATAAACCAAATCGTTTTTAATATCATCCAGGACTTGGATGAAATTAGAAGAAAGTTTCCGCCGAAGCGCTAGCCAAGGCGGATAGGAGAGTACCATGCAAATAAAAACTGAAAGTGGTGAACAAAGTGTAGCAAGCCAAGCCACCGGTGGAACTGCCTTAGGGTTATCTATTGGTGCGTTAGGGTTGCTGCTCTTGCAAAATCAAAACGGGCTTTCTGGCCTGTTAGGTGGCGGACAAAGCAATGCGATTACGGAATTACAAGTTGCTCAGGCTCGTACTGAAGAACGTGTAACTGCGTTAAATGAAAAAGCTGTGCTTCGCGACCAAATTATTGCCGGTAAAATCAACGAAGTGGCGTTGCAAGCAAACAACGGTATTGCCGTAACTAACGGCCGTATTGATTGTTTGGCTCAAACTCTGTCTCAGATTACTCAGGTCTATGTGCCTGCTTCTTCTGTGACTCCGAGACCTATGCCTCGCTTCAATTCGTTTGCAGTACCGCCTGCTCCTGAAGTGGCCAGCTCCACGAGCACGTCTACTAACGGCTAATAATTAGGATATGTTATGGCAGATAGAATACAGATGGAACTTGACGCATTTGAGAAATCAGCTCTTGAACTCGTGTTTGGCCAAAACTACGAAAGCAATCCCAAATATATGTGGATTAGCAAGTTTTTCCCAGACATGATACAAAAGCGCATCGATAGGTTTGAAGAGTTTATGAGACCGCTCATGAACGATGAAGGCCAAATAGATGGCTCTATGCTTAAAAGTCTAGCTGGCGGCAAGTTTGGTACGCTCCAAAGCATTATACCTGACAAGCCATTCTATCTGTCAGACATATCTTCTACTCTAAAAATGATATTTATAGGAGGGAAAAGATGATTACCTATAAGAAATTGGTGCAGAAAGCCTATTACAAAGATATGGGCGAAGATGTTATGTGGAAGATGACTGACGATACTGATAAGTTTGTAGAGTCTATTCGCATTCTTCACCCTGCCGAGGTTGACAAGTTCTTAACCGATATGGAAGCCGATATTTGTTATCCGCCTTTAACCGAGAAAGAGGCTAAAGAATACGTCTCTAAAATGGTTAATAAAGACGGCACAAACGGCGAGCACTGGAGCTATGAACAAACTCACGCTTACCAGAACTCCCATGAGGACTATAAGAACCTAAATGACCTGGACTTCTATGTGGCTATGAATATGATGTACAGCGACTACTACAAAGCTGCCTATACCACCGATAACTATGCTGCTATGGCGAAAGACTTTATCAGCGATAAAGATGCCCCAAGCAACAAAGTGGTTCGGTATATCAAGGCAATGGAGTAGCGACTTGACATTCAAAAAATAATAGTCATATAATGGGTTATCTACCATAGTATTATGCGCTATGGAGACCCAGTCGGGTGGGGGTAGAATAACCCGGCACCATTCCCAGGAGGCTATTATGTCCTTAGATAACAACGCCGCAAACAAATTTGCAGAACTCGATGAAGGCATTGCTCAAGCGAAAGCAGCCGCAGACCTTACCAAAATTACTGGTTACGATAAAACCAAAACTCAAACCCTTAAAAATGATGAAGGAACTCTTAAATGGGTAACTGATGAAGCGTAATGGCTCTAGACAAATGTGTGCATGCCCAGCAGGATATGTATCACGAATGGTACTGTAAACTATACTGTATGCCATGCCACGTTTGCTGTAAAAGCTGTAGAAATCCCGTCTATTATTAAGTAGCACTTCATATTAGCCGGGCTTGTTTACAAGATTTTATACAAAATTGTAAGCGAACTTTATAGATTACATAAAATTGGAGTCTACGCCATGTTACTCACGCCTCACTTTAGTATTGAAGAGCTAGCAACCACAAGCAATAAAGAATATAAAGAAAAAAACCTACAAGAAGCACAAAAACAAATGGGTAAAATGTATATGCTTGCTGGGTTTGCTGAGCGTATCCGTGAAATTGTCGGTAAACCAATGACAATTACTTCAGGTTATCGCTGTCCTGCTCTTAATAAAGCTGTAGGCGGTGCTTCATCTAGCCAACACAAATACGCCGAGGCGATTGATTTTGTTTGTAAGGGTTTTACTTCTGAACAAATTGCCTGCAAAATAGCAATGTCTGACCTAAAATTTCAACAACTAATTATTGAGCATAGCGGAAGCAAGTCATGGGTGCATGTCGGTATAGGCTCCAAAAAGGAAGTTTTACGTTATAAAAACGGAAAATATACCAAACTAGGAGATATAGCATGACCGCACAAGAACGAGTAGTTATTGAAGACAAAATTACCAGCCTTAAGAAAGAAATCGCTGAATGCAAGGGCACGCCCTGCGAAGTGTTTAGCCGCGTTGTAGGATATATGCGCCCTGTGCAATGCTGGAACAAGGGGAAAAAAGAAGAATACTTTATGCGCAAGACTTATAATGTGGAAGACTGTAAGTGTTGCCACGCTGATTAAAAAGCGTTTATAGGGCATTCTAGGGCCATTTATGAGCATTTTAGATGTAATTAAGCAGTTAATAAAACGTAAGCTGGAAAACGGATGGAGTATTAGCATAGATTTGCCTAGTTTCTATACCGTGCCAGCGCAGGAGAGGACAAATGAAACTCAAAGAAGAAGCCGTAGAAGTATTAGAAAAGGCCGGTGAACTATTAAAAGAGCCGGAACTTGCGGCCACGCTTCAACACGCAATTACCTCTAAAGGTGATATGACGTGGCTGGACTTGGCCAATACTGTTCTGCCGATTGCTATTGATTCGGTGGAAAACTCCAAAGTAGCCTTATCTGGTAAGCAAAAAAATGCCATTGTAACAGACATTCTTATGCCGCTAATCAAAGATAAGCTGCCGTGGTATGTTAAACCGTTTGCCAGCAAACTTATCAGCTGGGCCATTGACTTAATTGTCAATGCGTTAAACAAACTGTTTACCAAGAAATGGAAAAAAGAAGTGGTAGAGGTCGAGGTAGAAAAAGCCGAAGGCACAATTTAAGCCCTGTCCTCCTGCCATGACAAAGTAGTACCCCCTAGGTTTCCTTACTTTTCCTAGGGGGTTTTATTATACTCTTGCCAATAATTCGTTAATGCGCTTAATCTCTTCAGAACATTTATCCAGTTGTCTACGTACGAATGCAGGGTCTAAAGCGGCAACTCCAACACTTCTGAGCTCTTTTTGACGCGCTTCCCACATCTTTAACTGCTTTTCAAGAGATTTAGTTTTTAACTCACGCTCTTTTTGCCTCTGTTCTTCTTCGCTTCTTAGACGCTCATGTATGTTCATAAAACTCCTTATGTCCCCAATCGTATAGGGTTAGGTCTTCTTCAAATACACCCACATTTATAAGTCCAAAACAACGAACTCTATATAGATGATTTAGGTATGCTTCTACAGTACCATATAATTCCTGGCCATACAGCTTAACTTTAACCCTATCTCCCTTGTGAAATTTCTGCTTCTTCCTGCTCATATAAATAGCTCCCAAGCCATGACTGCTTATCCATTTGTTTCACAATCCACTTTGCGTATGTTTTGGACGGGTCATATCCCTTAGGCTGTTTGTGCAGCCTCTTTAATTTTTTCTTTCTCCTTGGCATATCTCACCGCCTTTTCAGCATATTCAAAATCTTCTGCGAACGGATAGAGGCATAAACCAACTACTTTTGCCTTCTTGAAGAAATTATCAACCACTTCTGTAGCCGGACAGGAAATAGTACCGGCTTCGTAGGCCTTTACGAAATCATGTTCGTTTTCGTAAACACGGCTATAGCGCAGGCTCTCGTCAATAGTAGAAAAAGAGTTTCCTTCGCTATCGCTTGCCATCACTACTTCGATGTCTCCGAATTGCTTTTGAGCCTTTTTTAGCTCCAATATCATTTTGCTTATTTTCATTCATAAACTCCCCATTTAAGATACGCACAAGCACTGCTGCTGTATGCGCTGTTTCTCGTACGACTCCTTCCGTATCACAATTATTAAAGGCCTGGATAGCCTCCCCAAGTTCCTCTTGAGCCAGCAACAAGGCTTTTCCCAAACAATCCGTAAACTCAGGATGTTTCTGTCTGGCGTATTTCAGCGATACTTCTATTGCTTCTTTTGTTAGTTTCTTCATAAATAATAGTGCGCCGTGCCTTGGACTTGCACCAAGAGACTACTAAGTAGATGGTTTTACAGACCATGCCGCTACTGCTTACGGGTTATCCCGGCAACACACAGACACATCTTGTTTGTTTATGTTTTAATTGCCACTGTTTGTGTTTCAATTCAGTGGGAGATACCTAATACCAAGGAGCAAACACAGCCCCAAGCGAATCTGCGGAGAGCGTAGGACTCGAACCTACACGTCCTTTCGGATACTTGTTTTCTAGACAAGTGAGATACCATTCCTCGCCAGCTCTCCATCACGGAAGAGGCAGGATTCGAACCTGCGTGCCCTTTCGGGCTCACTCGTTAGCACCGAGGTGGGTTATGACCGCTTCCACTACTCTTCCAATAGCGGGAACGAGAATCGAACTCGTTTGGTGCGGATTATGAGACCGCTAAGATACCTTACCTTCCTCCCGCAATAAATGGTGCTAGTAACATCGCCCAGGCCTACTAGCTAACCTGATGATTCGGTGGCGCGGCGTTTGTATAGTCGTACACTTGTAGGAGAGTACCGGATATGTGGGAAACATACCCAACGCCCGCTCCTAGGCTGAGACCGATTATCTATCCCCATCGGCCACCAGGGTATTTGTTGTGCTACAGTAGCAGGGTTTATGGGACTACTGTAAAATCATTGTATTTGTTATCACTCAAAAAGTCAAGTTATAGTTTGTTGGCTTTTTCTTCCCAATTTCCCCATTCGTTATTAATAGGGTACATAAGACCGCAACCCATACAACGATAGCAGTCCTCTGACTCAATTAAACGACACGGAGAATTACAAACGATACAAAGTCTTTCTTTCTTATTTACGGTTAGAGCGACTTTTGGAGGCTTTACCGTAGACACGTCTTTGGTTGTTTTCTTCGCCATTTTTACTCCTAAAAGGGCATCCACGCGGCCTGCCCTGATTACGTCTTAAGATATAGGCAATACCAATTTCTTTGCCTGTTTCACTACATACACCCATTATATTACATTTACACGCTGCGCAGCCAATGGGTGGTTTGGTTTCAAACGGTTTACTCATAATTTTTCCTTTACAAGATTTATTCCGTTACAATTCTCATTATGCGTTCCGTCCGGATTATACCAGACCGCATCATCTGGATGTGTTTCAAAATTAGTAGCAAGTATGCCCAAATATCCGGTCCCCCTTATTGGGCTTTTATAAACGATTTTGCACTCACGGCCGGTTTCGGTAAGATAAGTTTTTCCTACCTGCAAATGCAGTTTATTATTGGCCTTTTTAACTTCAACAAATGGACAGTACGGACTGCGCGTAGTATTATTTATTTCAGTCATTGTGCTTACGCATTGATAATCTACTATATGTCCAGCACGGTCAAGTATCGGTGATGCTTTGCAAATACCATTTAGCGGGACACCTTGCCAACAAGTATAATATCCATTATCTCCATGTGTTTTCTTCTCAAAGCAAGGGCATTCGTGGCACATTCTTGGCATATCAATGTTTAGTTGAATCATTTTTTCTCTCCTTATACCACGGACAGTTATCCGTGTTCCATCGTGTACTGATTAAAAATTTGTTTCTTGGATAATCGCATAGGCAATAATTTTCACGATTAAGTTTGCAAGTAAAACATTTTTTAATGCTCATTCAGTTGTCCTCCTCGCAACGCCTAATAAATTCATCGAAAGCGGCTTTTGCAATACGCCTCAAGTCTTTCTTTAGTTTTGGAGATACGAACTTTCAAACAGGCATCTGTAACGAGTAAAACGGAAGATATTGGGACATATAAATAGCCTCTGCCCAGCGCTCTACGCCTTCTTTGTACTGTTTTTTAGTCAGCTTTATTTTCATGAGACAATCTTTTCCCGTCTGTCATTTTTTCGGCAATATATTGCTGCATAAGTTGCAATAATTTGTCTCCTGTATCAAGCGTACGTTCTCCAATACTCTGCACTTTTTCATTATTCACTATTTTTGGTAAAACATAAATAGTGGCCATTTGTTTTGTGTTTGGTAGGAAAACAGCACCACAAATAAAAAAGAGTTCGACAACTACCCAAACTGGATAATGCCAGGGCAAATCTTCTCCATTCGTTACCAAGCCAACGGTTATTAAAACCATCGGTATTCCAAATACTAAAGAAAATAACAGAAACGCTGTGCTTATTTTGTCTAGCATTATTATCCAGTAAACCATTTCCATTGTAATCATTACTTGTCTCCTCCAAAAGGCTTAAAAAACCCAAGAAACATCAATGTTCCTAAGGCGTGATTTGTTGGCATTATAGACAAACCAATCATTTTGTTCAGTTGGTTGTTTTTTTTGTTCATACAATCTCCTTAATTGGGTATTTTTTAACTATATCAACGTCCCCAAATTCGTCTGCTAAATTAAGAGCAATAGCCAATGCTTCATCTATATTGTCGTACAACCACGGACAAAATACATGTCCCCATCTGCTATTGCTGCCCCAAGAATAAAAGTCTTCAGATATTTCATCATCCCATCCAAGATATTCTGCTACGTCATTTATCCCGGCCGCATCGAACCTATCTCTAAACCACACAATTAAGTGTGTGTAGTGGCCTTTGCCATCAGTTGCTCTATGGTATTTTAAGAATTTTTTTGCGTACCTAAACAGATGTTTGTGTTTTCGTAGTCCTTCGAACAACTCGTTTGGTATTTTAATCATAAATTTCTCCCGGTATATATATTATAAATAAAAATAAACTATACCTGGAGATAGATTTTGGTGAAGGAGGACAGAGCCCCCCTTACCCCCCATAATATAGTTTATCTATACCTGTCGATGAGTTTCGGAGCCGGAGTATCAGATGCTAGGTGCCCGAAGGCCCCCCTATACACTAGCTACCCTTTTGTTAAAGGGCCAAAAAATAAGCCACACATTTAGTCTTTGTTCAGGAGACCCCGTGTGTGGCTTAAAACGACATACAACCTACTAAAATTGTACTTATCGGGTATCTCCTGAACACTAATAGTATAGCATACATTAACCAATTTGTCAAGCATTATTTTGCAAATAGTCAATATATACTTCTGTGCGCGGCTCATTATCGTACAATTTTACAGCATACAAGCTAGCAACTACATTGTCATCTTCCCAAGCAATGCCGTTTAAGGCATCGCAAACGAGTTTAACATAGTTATCTATGTCCGGCTTCTTTAAGCACAGCTCACCGTTTAATTGTTCTCGTTTTCGTTTTGAGAGGGAGCTGGGGATGGGGCAGTAGAACTCGCACGTAAGCGCGATTCCATGTTCTCTAGCCTCTCTCTTAAGTTGCTCGCACGGTAACAAAGGTCCGTGAACGTCATGTTCACGGCATCCATTGAATCTATTATGAATAGTAATTGGTTTTTGACTATTCGTATCTCGTTCATTGCTACCCTCGCCGGATGTCCTTGCAGCAAGTCCTCTACTTGACCTGTCGTCATTCCGTTGCCATCTCTCCGTATTTCTTCCTGTATTTCCTGAAAAGTCATTATTCTTGGCGGAGGAGGCAGTTCCGCTCCTCTTCTCGGTTGAATACTGTTCGCTAGTGTTTGGTCTATCCGCATTTCTTGCGTTAGAAGATGATACGCATGCATATCTATCCTTCCTGGATTTCTTCGCCATATCGGCGAATTTCCCCAACTCGACTCTGCTAAGTACGGACTTATCGGAAGCGGAAGCGGCGAACTCTGGATATATTGAGAGAAATCCTCTAGCGACTTCGCGTTCCGCGTTAGTCGTTTTTGTCGGTGTGTACGCCTGGACATAAGCTCCCCTCCTGCTGAACTTTGGGCGACCCTTCGCCACTGGAGGCGTTTTTACTGTGAAGTGAAGTTGTGTGTAGTTCTCCTGCATTAATTTGTCCTTCGGTTAGGTCAATCAGCTTTTTGGCATCCTCCGCGGTAATTACATGTTCCCCCTTGACCGCGATATTGACACTCCCCGTGAATGGTCCCATTGGGAAACATACGGGAACCCATCTTTTCTTCTCTTCTGGCATTAAACTCCTCCTTAATTATACAAATTATTACTGCCGTAGCAATAAAAAATACAGAGCCGATAGCTCTAGACAAAAGCATCCTGCCGATGCTAGGAGCAACATACATATTACCTCCTGTTATAAAATATAAGAGACCAGCCGAATTGTATAATCAACTGGTCTCTTGTCTAGCAACCCACCCCTGGGACTAGACTAGAACGGCGATTCTTCTTCGGCATCAGCCTGTAAAGATTCCACTGCCTTCTGGTAGGTACTCTTCATCTCGGCTGGAGCCGGGGGCTCTGATACCACATCTGCGAGTTGCAATAAGGATTTATGGCGTTTGAACAAGGCCCAGGCATTGTCCTGAATTTCTTGCAGGTCAATATCTACTCCCTGTTTCTTATTAGCAATCGCTACATCTTTTGCGAGGCCACAATAAAACTCTAAAGCAATTTCATTCTGGCGCTCTCTATCTGCCGCTAGTTTGGTTTTATAATCAAACCCACTAGCAGACTTAGGGGCATTGCCAGAAACAGCACCAGGGGCCGTTTTTGGCTCAGCATTCAGCGGTTTAAGATACTTAATGTACGGAGTTCCATTAAAGTCTCCTATTTCCACATTATACATGCCCGGTCCGGTTACTAATCCATAGAACGGTTTTTTCTCTGCCACGTTCCATTTAGTACCGTCATCTACGGTAAGAACTTTTTTAGGTCCGAACTTACCGTTATTTACTACGTCTACTTTTACTACGTTGATGTCCATGGTCATCTCCTTAAAAATACTTGCTATTTCTGCGATAGTAGAGTCCGAGCAAAAGTCTGAAGTGTTCGAAGGCATTGTCTAAGTCCTTTAGATAAACTAAACTCCCTCTTTTATCATACTCTTTTTTCTGTCGCTCGTTCAAGCTGTTTAAGTCTGGGATATGGAATAGCACTCCTGAGTCAATTCTAATATCGCCGTTAGACATTTGTTCAATCGCTTTAGCATATGAGGCGACCTGGCAACCGTAACTCTCGTGGATACTCTTAGAAGTCTTGTTATCTCCGAGTACAAATCTTCGTTCTTTCGGTGCATAAGCCAATATGTCAGTTCTCCCTCCGTAGCAATATCCCCTTTCCTTGTCTTTGTATATGACAGGTATTTCGGTCCCAATAATAGTGAGTTCAGAGCGTCCCCATGCTTCTTTGAACATTTTGAGGCCTTCCGTCTCGGCATACTCACCTCCGGTTAAGAAATTTTCCACATTATCATGTTCAACAGTTCCTTTATCAGCCGCTTCGTCCTTCTGTTTGTCGGGGTCCATTAACCCATCTTGGCAGGCTATAGCAATATCGGTCTCGGTCAATGGCTCGCCTTTACGGATTTTGTCTTCCAATATCGCCTGTATACGCCCTGAAACTTGGCGCTTAGCCCACTCCATCAATGCTCCTGCTTTACTACCATCCATCTGTAGTACGGAAGTCGCTCTGGCTCCTTTTAACTCACCAAAAATATATCCTTCTTGTCTAGGAGCAATTTTACCAAACTGCACCTGATTTGCTATATCGTAAAAACGATAGAACTTTTGTTTATCTTCTTCCGCCACCAGTGGATTGTGGCGTAATGCTTCTAGCACGTTTGGTTTCATTCAAATACTCCGCTAAATCTGCATATTCTCTTGGAACAGCCCAATAACGCTTATATCTTTTTCCGTTATTAGACTCCTCGTATTCCGACTCAATCGTGTACTCCCATAGCAGTTCGTTTAACTCGCTGATACGTTTTCTTACATCACAAATCCGTAAATTTACCATCATTTCGAAATTGGTGGCGCCTTTGCGACCGGCGCTCACCAAATAATCGAATACACGTTCAGCTTGAGAAGGATTATTTTTTTCCTTTTTTGCTGCAGGAGCAGCCACATTTATGAGTCGCTTTTCCGACTTTTTCGATTGAAATGTTTGCTGCATCTCCTACTCTCCCTTTAATGGCTTTCAAGAACGCTTCCTTAATAGCCATTTCATCATGAATGCGTCCATACCCATCAGCCGTGCCATACTGAATAGTGATTTTTAATACATCACCATCATTTGACACGCTGAGTCCGGCGGGCACCATAATTTTTAACGATGCCTGCACTTTTTTGTCCGCAAATGCCTCTTTCAACATGGCATACATCGACATGTGTTTGCGGGCAAGTTCTTTTTTGATTTGAGCGTCCGTTAGACCCTGAGCTTTTAACACTTTGGTTAGGTCTTGTTTCATTAACGCTTCTAATCCTTTGTGAGTTCCCATCTTTTCCTCCAGTGTTCAGTTTTCGAACCACGTTCTGCACTCTTCGCACATGAACAGGTTTCTTTGTCTGTCTACCCTCAATGTCCTTGCTGACTGGCACATTGGGCAAATTCCGTACATTTTGTTTGGCTTGTCTGGCATTAAGTACCTCCTTGGCACACTTAAGGCATAGCTGCCAGAAGCAAATAGTTGTGCCGTCTGCTCTTTTCCTTCTAGGCAAAGCAACCATTGTACTAACAGGAGTATGACATTTCTCGCACTTCATTTTAATTGTGTTAATCTTTATAGCCATAAATACTCCTAAAATTTGTAATGGCTTAACGCACCATAATCGAGTTACCCACGAAGGCTAACAGCGCTGTAGAACTCACGCCTCTACAGTTCACCACACTATTATCAGTCTCCTCCCGTCCTCACAAAGTGATAGACTAGGCAGCGGTACGGGTTGACTTCGCTCAACTAAGCGCCCTTGGCGTGGCCATGGGGCCAAGGAATCCCATCTGTACATATCTAAAAATTGTAATAGACTTAACGTATCTATCGTGGTTGAATATTGGGCCCTGGCAACCTGACGGAATGGACTTCGAATCATTCTCATAGAGATTATTCTACTAGCCGTGTACCGTAACTCCGGCTCACGCCCTCCTAACAAATCACGAATAGTTTTCTTGTCGCGGAATTGAAAGCTATCAAACGCCCTCCGGCTTTCATTTTTTAAGTGTGCGAAATGCCAAGAACTCACTTCCTCTCGTGCCAAGCGGCTTACGAGAAAATCCATTATTCGTACTTCAAGTCAAATACCAACCAAGGCCATTTCTCTTGACATATATCCAAGATGGCTTTTGCTACTTGACGCACTTCATACTGAGCATGCTTATCAAGTCTCAGTTTTAAGAAGTTACGAATTGCTCTAAAACTCATATGGACGCACATGTTGGTGCTTAATCCTTGAGGCAATATCATACGTGCGTCCTCTCTAGGTACACCTGAGCGTACTAGAGAACTATAGTAATCCTTCATATGCTGTACCATTTCGTTTGCATTATCGTCTACAGCTAGTAAATGATACGGCAAAATCACTGGGTTATTTTCTACATTAACATATCTTTCGGACTGTACGCAGAAAGAGCAGCCGATACGGTGTCTGACAATTTGGTTTTGGCATACTCTCGACACCTCCGTAATGTCAAACGTAGCGCCAGCAAACTCAAGTGGCGTTTCATGCCCAGCCTTAATAAGACCCTGAATAAATTTTCCCCTATTTCCGAGTTCGTCTTTTTCTTGACTGTTGTAACATGTTCTTGCTGCATGGCTAATCACCCAAGCTGCATCAGTTGTTGCATCAACTAATTCAACTTTCATTTTATTCTCCTGTTTTTAAGATAGTTTATTATAGCAAAAATCGGGATAGAGACGAATAGTACTCTATCCTTGCCCGTGCTAAGAATAGCTTATGGGCCGCTCAACCATCCGGTTGAACACGTCATTAGACTCCCGTTTAACCAGCGGAGCGTACTGGTGATTGCGTATTAGGCAATCAATAAATGGCTCCCCGTAAAAGATTCGAACTTATCTCTCTCGGATTAGGGTCCGAGCGTTCTGACCACTAAACTAACGGGGCATTAAATCTACGTCTTATTAAAGGGAAGACCCGAATCGGAAGAAACCTCCAACACTCGTGCTAAGGCGTGCTATGTTGGCTCAGTACCATAAATGGCTCCTCGTAATAGAATCGAACTAATTTCTTATCCCTTAGGGGGGATATATCCTAACCAATAGACGAACGAGGCATAAATCTTTGGCCGAGGTTTTCGTACTCAGCCTGGCAGTCCGTCAAGTGGACAACGGAGTTACCCAAAGAGTAACTCAATCGAGGATAGACTACAGCGAACTATCACTCACACAGAACTTATATTTTTATTTCTTCATTGTTATTACCCATTGTAATACGCAATGCTTCTTTTTCTTGTTCGCTACCAAAACGCTCAATAACTTGCATCAAGCGGTTATGGAACGATACGAAGCGTTTATTAGCCACAGTCGCAGCTTCACGCAAATCTTTATATTGGCGCAAATAATCTTTGCCTTTTACCCAATACTTGTAATAAGCAAAATCAGCACCATAGCGTTTAAGCGTTTTCTTACGCGCTTCACCACCAGGAACTCCTGTTTTCTTGCGATTGCGCAGATACGCTAAACGAGTAGCAACACGTTTAATCTCTTCGTCAAGGTTTTCATCCTTAACGTAATTAGACCTAACTGCCTTTGTTACCTTTTTTGTATAGGTACTCGATTGCTTCTTGCTCATTGGTTTTACCACCTCTTTCCTTTCCACTGTCATCGAATGGAAGAGTGGCTGAGGACTCATCGTCTCCACTTGTATCGTTGAGACGGGTCCCGTACTGGCAAGCGTAGTAGTCGTCTTCTCCGGCACTTGAGTTGTTTCCGTAGAGGTCTTCTTGCTTTCTTTTGCTCCACCAGTTACTCGTTGTATAATATCCTTTAATTTCATTTCTTTTATACTCCCTTTTTTCTAAAGGTTTGTTAATAATCGATTGGGCAAAGTCAGCAAGTCCATCGATATTACGCTGTAACTCGCTCAATACCACATATTCCTTTTCGGAGTGTGGGTTGTAGTATCCGGAGGAAATGTTTAACATATTGATTTCGGCATCTCCTAATCTGGATACATCGGTGTATAAACCATCGGTTGTTTTGCAGTGAGGTAAAGACTCCTTAATTCGCTTGACAAACTCTTCACTGCACATCCGTGTTCCGCCAGTCTTGACAATTAAATCACGTGCATTACGCCTGTCAATTTCTATGCAGAACAAATCGTTTTTAATTTCTTCAACGTCAAACTCTTTGCTTCCTAAACAGCCCTTCTCTTCATCTCTAAAGAAAATTGCTTTACACGGAACTCTGTCTAGGAGTTCTAGACAAGCAACTACGCCACACTTGTCATCTCCTCCGATTCCGTGTCCGTTGAAACTAGTTAATACATCCGTTCCAAGTAGCTCTGGTTCAGGAGCATCTTGATGAACAGTATCTAAATGGCAACAAAACACCGGAAGAGGAATATCATCTTTTACATTCTTCACTGTTATGTTTCCATAACTGTCCATTTTAATTACTGGATGCTGCTGAATATAGGCAAACAGGCTGTCCATTGTGTTGTGCTGCTGTGCCCATATATACTTATACTTGGAATAAAGTGTCTCTGCTGACATCGAATCCTCCTTGCATGTACTTTCTGTACACAGCAATCATTTCTTGTAATTTCTTTTGTCTTGGCTCGTAAGCCGTGCACATTAACAAATGCGCCTTGCTTCCGGCATCCATAGCCGAATCGCCCATCCAGTACATTTGCTTGCAATGCTCGCAAGAACAAAAATGTTTTACATTTCCCGTATCGTGCAATGTATACACATATTGATATCCATTACCGATATATTCGTTATTTGTTAAGAAGTATTTTCCTTCTTTACGCATTAAATAACAAAATGTATCTAAGTATGGAGTATACGGAATATCCGACTTATTCTGCAATAACTCAGGATTTTTCAGCGGGATAATATATTTAATTTCATCGCTGTTTCTTAAATTCGGATATTTATACGCATCCGGGAACACTCTATCAATTTCGCTTAAAGCGTCTTGATATCCATGTCCTTGTACATACAAACGGTCTACATATTGCTTACCGTCCGGCAAATTCCATAATAAGAATCGGCCAATCGGTTTGCCGCGTTCGTACACGATACGTCCTTCTGCTCCGAATGCTTCGTAAAACTTACCAACATTAAAGCTATACATACAGCTACTAGTTGTGTATCTCTCACCTGAGCCGCGATAATCGTCTGACAAGTTCACTTTATAACATTCATTGATATCAGCCTGCTCAATGGTGATATTTGTTTTACTACGCATTAAAGCATCACACAAGCCAATTAAAACGTCTTCGTTAACTGTCGTCTTTTTGTCTTTAGCTAACGGAAAACATCTGGCTAGGAACTTAGCTCGTGGATTCTCCTTGAAGGCACGCTTTAATAACTTATACGGACTAGCCATTGTTCCGTGTTCAGCGAGAAAATTTATAATCCATTTTTCTCTTGAGGAAGAACCTAACCCGCCTTTTCGCTCCATCTTCTTTATGCCCATTTCAAGCGCATAATGCTGACGTCTACTCAAATAGCCTACTTTGTTTGAATCGCTAATCGCTTTATAAACAAAGTACTGTTTGTTATTATGAGCAAACAAATTGCTAAACACAACCGCCAAATCTCCGAAATCTCTATCGCTGGCGAATCCATAAGACGTATCGTTGTTTTTGAATTTCGTCTTTATTTCTTCAACCAGACGCTTTTTATCGTTTTCGTCAAACGGCTCTTGTTTAGCTAGCCAAGTCTGCATTCCGCAGAAAATTGAGTACCTATTTTGCTGTCTAATTTCGTTTGGTGTCATACTTTGCCTCCGTTTGGTATAACTCCTTCAAAGCGTGTAGCCGTTTAAGCGCACTACCAATGCTTAAGCTATGTGCTCTGTTTTCATCAAGGATAGCACGAATCACTTTATCCTTAATGGCGCTTGATTTTACCACTGAATTGTCGTACTCTATTTTGGCGCACGCACCTGCGCTTGTAACGTCAATTCTCGGTATAGTTGAACGATTGTTTTGCTTCTTATACCACATGCTCTTTTCGTATAAGCTCTTCCAAATACGTTCATGTTCTTTAGTAGGAGCAAACTCAATCTCTTTAAGCATTTCCACAGTCAAGTAAAACGGAGCAGACGAAGTCGTGCTTGTATCTCTGTAGAAATAACGCTTGTTGCCAAACCGAAACATCGTATAAAAGAAGTTCGGGTCAATAAAGCGTCCATAATAGCCTACATTCTCGTGATTCTCAAAGAACGCTATCTTTACAGGGTAAGTGCCAATAGACGGTCTATTCATACACTCAAACTTGTCATCGCCTTCGCTCATCATCCAGTTAGTGCTTTCAAAGCAAGGATGCGATTGATAATGGTCTCCATTATAATACGAATGAAGCTTTAGGCACTTAGACAGTTCGACTAAATCCCCATTGTCGTTAATAGCAAACTCATTTTTATTATATGCCTTGTTATCTTTGAGGATAAAGTCTTTCTTTGTGTAAAAAGCACCTTCTAAGCGAAAGTAAGCGTCCTTTCTCTTGGGACGGCGTCCTTCTCTTATTGACTGTAAGAACTCATCTATCCAATAGGTTTCCGGATGGAACGTATACGTGTCGTATCCTTCCGTAGAGTTCATTAAAAATTCGCAACATCTTTTTCCTCTACAGTTATTTCTGTATTCAAGAGGGTCTTTGTATTCAAGATTACGAATCATTTTGCGGATACTTCGCAAATAGTTTAAGTTAACTTCAGTGTACGCTTTGCTAAACTGATATCCGCATCCATTGCCGGAATTATAATAATCTCCGGCTTTGCGGTTAAGAGCGACTTCTTTTTTCAGAGCCGCTTGCATACCAAATAATGCTCTTAAGCTCTGTTCTACGCTCTTGCGCTCAAAAGCCAAATCTCTTTCCATATTTACCTCCAATGTAAATAAATAAAACCCCCGCAAACTAAGTACGGGGGTTTAACGGTAATCTAAGTACCTTTATTGGACGTCATCAGACAGTCCAAAGATGCTCGGATATTCGCCGTTTTTGCTATTGCAGTAACCAATCTCTACAAACACTTTGCGACCGATATCGCTTGCTTTTACTTCTCCATTAGGGAAAAGTTTAGCCAGCTTTTTATCGGCTACATCGTAGGTTAAACCCCAATGGAAAGTTTTATCTCCTTTGGTGTAAGCGAACTGTAAATACAGTTTCTTATCTCCTACGTTGTTGTAGATGACGTTGATTTGCTCAATGCGTACTAAACGGGAACCAATCCCAGGTGCAGCAGCGTTGGTGTCTTTGTTCCCAAGTACAGCAATCACGACATCCGGAGCACAAGCATTCTGACAGTTATCTTCAGGGTGCATTGTTTTGTCCTCCATAATTATGGTTTTTACGGGTGGATGATACCACTCATAAATCATTTTGTATATGTCCATAAATCTTCCTGCTTTTTAGGACCATGAGTAGCAGGAGACTCTTTTGGAGTCCTGAGCTATTCAGGAAGGTCCTCTCGAATCGAATAAAACATGCTTTCAATCTTCATGTTTTCATTATACAGTTTTTCTCTCCATGCCTCAAAGAACGGTTTTAGTAACGCCTTGTCTGCAATGGTTTCCATACTCTCTATAGTAGTTCCAGGAGTAATGTTGTTTGAGTTTGGTCCATATTCCATAGACATTCTAAAAAACGAAGGCAACGACTTCTTTTGGCAATGCTTCAAAAAAGCGTTTATTTTGCTTATTTTCAGCTGGTTGTTTTTATAAGTGTCAATAAAACGCTTAATTCTGTCTATATTCATTGCTGTTCCTCCTGATTTACTTTCAGTAAGTAATTGTCAATGCCGTTAGAGTTGGCATGGTGCACAGCACTGTACACATTTGGAAAACCCTGTACTACGATGGTTCTAGGTCCATCTTTGTATTGTAAACTGCAGCACATATTATTTATCTCCTTTTTGATTTTTTGGGTGGCTCTGGAAGTTCTCCACCAACTCCGCCAAGTTTTATGCAAATAACTACTTGCGAAGCAATAAATATGAGTAATATAATAGCCATTGATAAAAAAAATACTTTATCTGCGTTTTCACACATATAACTCATATTATTCGTCCCAATTTTTGTCATTACCGAGTATTTCAGTGTCGATAGTATCAACTACCGTTTTAATCGGGTTTTTAATAAATACGTCAAACAATCCCATTTTTATCCTCCGTTTCTGCTAAATATAGCTTTAGCTTGTCTTCAACGCATAACACTGTCTGTGCCAGCGTATTTGCAGCAAGAGCCGCTTCAGACGCTCTTAATGCTACAAGTAAGTGTTCTTTCTTGTCTTGAGTATCTAAAGACCTAGAAGCCAAAATCTTCATATCATCTTTAATATTGACAAGAATATCTCTTGCGACCTCTATGCGGTCATGCAAGGCTAGCTTTTCATCACTAGTCATAAATGGTCTCCACTTGTTCTTTATGCAGCATATCTTTGAAGCGTTCTGCTTTATAAGCCGCTGCAACACGTGTAAACAGGCTAATGAGTACTTGTTTACGCTCTACATCGTAAGAACGCTTGTAGGCCTCTTTTTGCTTGTTATAGGCATACCAGAGGTCTAACGCATCTTTACGCTCACTCATTTTGAGCTTTTGTAAGTCAATGCGGGCATCTCTCCATGCTCTTTTGAAGTCTTCACTCTTGATAGTATTAATACCAAGACGGATATTTGTTATCATGTTTTTCAGCATTTTTATCTCCTTTTACTACATAATATTCGTTTAAGTCTTCTTCTTTGCGGCTCATCAATACTTTACAGTCAATAGCCATTACTACTCCAAGAATTACACTTGCCATCAGGTTAGTCATACCTGCACTCGCTCCAGAGCTTGTAAATATCATTACAAGCACGCTAATGGCTAGATTTTCTATTACCATTGCTGTTGGTAATATCTTTGGAAATACAGCACTTATTGGCTTGTTAATGAATGGTCTAGCTAGTGTAAAGTATAATACTGTTTGTACGATTAGTTGACCAATGAAAAATGTTAAAATCACGGAATTGTTCATAATCTCTCCATTTCTTAGTAAAAGTGGTTAAAAGCGGTTCTTAACCCGCTATTAGCTTTCTTTCTTTTTAATATATATATTATTATTATATATATAATATATATATTTATTTTCTTTCTTTAACTAGTAATATATTTTTTAATAATAATATATATACTAGCTGGCCCTATATTATATATATATATATATTAATAATAATATATTTTCTTTGTAGTACTTTCTTTTGTTGATGGTGTTGATGGTGTGGATAACTTATATCCTCGCTGAATACAATCCATCAGTTCAATCAATCCACAAGCTGTTGATAACCTGTGGATAACTATACAGGATATGCTTAAAAAATAACAATAAATCATAGTAATCAATCCTGTTGATAAGTCCTGAGATAGTGAAATTAATTTCTATCGGGACTTGGCAGTTAGTCCAGATAGGACAAACCACTTGCGTGTTGTTTTTTTAGGCGTGTACGCCGTCAATAAACCTATGTAATATGTTTGCTATACTATCCGTGTAGTAAAACTAGCAAACAGGAGATAAAAGCAAATGACACAAACCATAGTTGTATTAGTTGTATTAGCCGTATTAGCGGGTAAATACGCAAAAGCGCACGCCCTAGCCGTGAAAGCGGAAAATAAAGCAATAGAAAGCACTTATAATGCTTTATTGGAGCGAAAAGAGTTCGCACAGGAAGCGCAAGCGCAAGACGCGGAAACCTACAAACTAGCGGTAAAAATAGCCAAAAAATAAGGAGATAACAAAATGACAAGAAAAAACAACAGACAAGCGGAGTATATGGACGAAACAAAAGTTGCGGTTGATGAATATACCGAGATGGACGGTTATAGCGTTTGGAAATCACAGGACGAGTATTTGAAAGCGCAAGCCCTAGAGAACGCACAAGCGCAACAAACCGAGCCGCTACAGGGCGATATTTTAGCGGCTAAATTGTGTAAAAATAATAACATTATGCTTTTTGTAAAACTACCTAATGGAGAAAAAACAAATGTGTTTTTGTCCGTAGCGGAAATACAGGCATTAGGCGTAAATCTTGCTATAACTCCATTATACGGGAAAAGTCCAAAAGGCGTACAGGTAATAACAGGGTATGAAGTATGTAATGACCCCGAGCAATTAAAGGCGCTATTCTATGGAAAAAAATGTACTCTAGCAAGAATAGTTTTATCTTACTACACGATAACGGAAATTTGGTAAAAGTAAGATAAGCAAGAGCCGGAGAGCGTAAGCAATCCGGCTTTTATTTTGTCTTTTTTCCACAGGGCAAACAACAAAAAAGAATGCTTATTATACACACCCCCACACCCAAGCGGTTAGGCTGGTTCCATACTCCATAATTAGGGAACCCAATGTAATACAAAACAAACAACCCACCCATAAAAAAATAAATCCACCAATACACAATGTTAAAACCTACTACAACTAAAATAAAACTTGTAGTAGATTTCTACAATGCCATTTAATCGCTCAAAATAGCCCCTAGAATCGTTTTTAATATAGTACTTGACAAACTACTAGGGAGTTGTTTATAATCCTGGTTATAATGGATAATAATAACATTCCTAATCTTAGTGATATTGTTGTTCCAGAGATAGTTGTAACCACCGCTGAACCGGGAGTGGATGCTACCGTTGTCCCATCTGCTGGCGCGGGGGAGAGTTCAAGAGAAGGAAACTTACCGGTTGTTACTGTACCCGCAACGAGTACGGGCTCTCCCACTCTTACTCACAATCAGCTTGTAAAGGCTGGCATCGATTTGGCTACAGAGAACCGAATTAAAGAGATTGCTGCTTGGGCAGAAAAAAAGCGTATCTTTAACGGGACTGAGCCTCCTACTACTAAACAACTAAACAAGATTTATAATAAGCTGCGTAAAGGACTGCCTATTGTGAAGGCGGTAAAAAGGGTATGCTCCGTGCCTACTTGGAATAAGTGGAAGCGTGAGTTTCCCGAGGTAGCGGCCATGGAAGAACATGCTATGGCGGAGGCTGTTGACAGGATGTTGGACCAAAAAGAACAACTCGCTGCGCGGCCTGGGACTAAGATGGGTGAAATTGCCCGCGATAAGCTACAGATTGATGAACTTGATAAGCGCATTGACCGTATTGACCGCTTAACTGAAAATCGTAATTCTAAAAATTCCGCCTTCGGCGGAAGTGTAGTGCCTATACAGATTAATTTTGGGTTTGGGAAGAAATAATGGCTAAAGAACAGAAAACATTGGTACTTGCTAAGATTTATGAACCTTTACTGAAAAAGAAACGCATTAAGGCTTTGTTTGGCGGACGTGGAGGCGGGCGTTCGCATAATGTGGCTAGGTATTTGTTGGGTCGCAGCCTAAATGAGAAAATCCGCATCTGGTGCGCTCGTGAAATACAAAACTCTATCGCCGATTCTGTTCAGCACTTATTTGTTGAACTTATTGAAGAATACGGCCTACAACAATACTTCAAAATAACTGACTCGGATATTGTATCTTGCACCGGGTCTTATTTTATGTTTAAGGGGTTCCGCGGTAGCGGCGGCACTTACTCTGCTGAGCGCTTGAAAGCGTACGAAGACTTTGATGTGCTATGGGTGGAAGAAGCCTCTGCTTGCTCAATGGAGTCCCTAAATGTAGTGTCAAAAACAATTCGTAAAGAAGGCTCTGAACTAATTTTTACCTTTAACAGAGTCCTAGAAGAGGACCCGGTTTGGCGTTTTACCTGCTACGACTGCGGAGATATTTATAATACTGGTTATTATGAAGATGATGACCGTATTATCATTTACGCTAACGTAGAAAAGAATGAATTTGCTACCTCCATCCTCTACAAAGAGCAAGAACAAGATAAAAAACGTCTTACTATTGATGAATATAACCGTATTTGGCTAGGGTATCCTGACCGCAGCGGTGGTATGAAGGCATTTTTTACTCACGACCTGGTTTATGGCCAGAAGTTTGAGCCGGAAGATGCTTTGGTTGCTATGTATGAACCTATTTGCGGCTTTGACCCTAACGGAGGCGGTAAAGATAGCGCTTGTGCGGTGTGTAGACAGGGACCGCGTATTGTAGAGATGCAAATATTCCGCGGCATCAAAGACCCGCTGGACCTAGCTAATTTATTTATTGAATTCAAGATTAAGCATGGAGCAAAGACTGCTTATTGCGACCGCGGTTATGGGCAGGCTGTTATTGCTATGGCCAGACAAATGAACCAGAGCATTATCCCTGTTGACTTTGGCGGCCGCTCTGTCAGCAATCAGGACTGCGTTAACCGCAGAGCAGAGATTTACCAACGCTTTAAGGAATGGCTCCAAGAAGGTGGATATCTAGGAGACCCGAAAGACAATGAGGTGATTGAACTTAAGCGTGAATTACAGGCAGTAGAATACAATTTGCGCAAGTCCGATGACGGAAAGATTGCTTTAGGGCCCAAAGACGACATCCGCAAGAAGTTGGGACATTCGCCTGACCGTGCTGACGCGGTGGCGCTTACTTTTGCTGGTTTTAAGGATAAGGTTATTAAAAATTCGAGGGGCATAGAGATTAATAGTAGTGCTGAATATGCCCAGGATGGTGATTACTTTGTGCAGGACTATTCTAAAATAGACACGAGGAACTTAATATGAGTGCTAAACCACACAAATGTCCGGTATGTGGGAAATTAACCACAAATGCGATGTTTTGTAGCCGCAAATGCCGCGGTGTTGACTTGAAAAAGTATGTTTCCAAGGGCACGCTAAAGATTAAAGACCTGGATGGCCGCAATCTTTGTGCGCAGTGCAAAAAAGAGATGCCTCTCGACAGATATTCGATGTATTGCGAAGAGTGCGAAATGCACATTGAAGAGACTTATTAGGGTTTACTGATTTGACAATTTGCTGTAAAAATAATAATTGTATGTACAGGAGGCCTTATGGCTGAAGAAATTACGCAGACTCAAGATACCGAAGAAGAAGTTGATTTGACCAAGTTCAATGAACCTGAAGCTGGCGGTCCTGAAGCTGGAAAAGACAAAACAACGCAGGAACCGAAACAGCCTGAAGCTGGTAAAGAAAAAGTAGAAGAACCGGCCAAAGGCAAGGAACCTGAAAAAAAGCAAGAAGACCCGAATGACCCGTATGCCAAACTTACGGAAGGTCTTACCATCCCCAAAGATGTCAGTATTGACGAAAAATCTATTGGCGGACTCAAAGAGATTGCTAAAAAACATAACATTTCCGTGGACGCTCTTAAAGAGATTGTGCAGCTTGATATCAACAACAACGCTGCATCTGTTGCCGCGGAAGACAAGCTGATTGCTGAAGCTCAGGCTAAATGGGCGCAGGAGAATCAGGCTAAATATGGCGACAATCTGAAAAATGTTGAAACTGATTGCAGCAGAGTTCTCGCTGAATTGGACAAAGATGGAAAATTCAAAGAACTCCTCGCTAACGCCGGTGTTGAAAAACATCCGGCCTTATTGGGATTTTTGAAGGCAGTCGGCGACTCCGTATTGGAGAAGCAGAGTGTGAATCCCAATTCAACCATCTCTACCGATGAAGAAGAGGTAGAGCTTGAAAACTTCAACTAAGAGAGGAAATAAACAATGCCGAGTGGAGTAATGAACTTACACGACTACGCAAAAAAATTCGACCCCAAAGGCGAAAAATATGCTGTAGCTCGTGTGTTGGACCAAACCAACCCCATTGTCCGCGATGCGATTACTATTGAATCCAACAGCGACTCTGGGCATGAATACGCCATCCAAAACGGTTTACCGAATGTGGTGTGGCGCCGGGCCTATCAAGGTGTAACGCCTTCGAAAGGCACGCAAACTGTCGTGAAAGAAACTTATGGTCGTATGTCCGGTGTAGCCGAAGTAGACGTGGCCATCGCTGAAAAAGGCGGGAAAGTTTCTGAAGTGAAAGCTGATGCGCAACGCGACCAACTTGAAAAAATGAACCAAGAATATGCTTCTAAGTTCTTCTACGGTTCTGCTCAAGATGATGAAAAAGCCTTTGTAGGCTTCGCTGCCCGCTACAGCAAACTGTCTGGTGCTAAATCTGCCGCCAACGTAATTAGCAACGGTGGTTCTTCCGCCGGAGCTCAATCTTCCATTTACTTGGTTGGTTGGGGCCGTGGCAAGATTTTCACCTTCTTCCCGAAAGGCACCCAAGCTGGTATCAAAATCTACGACTATTCCAAAAATGGTCCGATTGATTTGCAAGACAGCAACGGTGGTACCTATCCTGGGTACAAGAAACAGATGGAATGGCTGGTTGGTCTGTGTGTGCAAGACTGGCGCTACGGTGCCCGTGTTTGTAACATTCAAACCGGCTCCATCACCACGACTGATGGTTGCAAAGCGCTTTACAACAACTTCATCAAAGCTGTTGGCCGCATTCACAACCCTGACCTCTGCAACCTCGTAGCCTATACGAGCCGCGAAGTGCGCGACTTGCTCCGCACCGGGTTCTTGGCTGCTGGTGGGTCTACTGCCCCGATTGTGTATCAGCAAAACAAACTGACCACGACCGGTTTGCCGGTGTATGGGTATCACGATTTAGTAATCGATGGTATTCATGTCAAAGCCTGCGATGCCATCGTAAATACCGAAGCGGTGGTAAGCTAATAGGAGGATAAAGAGATATGTTACAAGACCAGAACTTAATCTTCGCTGAAGATAATAAGGACGTATCTGCTAGCACCATCTTGGAAATCGATGGTTCCTCTTTGTCTCGTGCTTTTGTATTCTGCACGTTGCCTTCTCCGATGAGTGCGTGTGAAATCACGCTCAAATTGGCGAATGCAAAAACCAATAGCACCACGTTGACTTCTCCGGTAACGGAAGTGCACAATGCTTCTGCTGTTGATTTGGCAAAAGGGATTATGTTCTTCCCGATGCCTGTTGGTGATTATAAATTCGCTCAAGTGGCGATTGATATTACCACGGCCTCTGACCTGTCTAAAGATTTTGTCTGCGGCATCACCGATGCTCCGGACAACTTCGATGCCAATGTAACGACCGGTTATACCGCTGGCTAAGCAATAAATTCATAGGGGGCTGCTAACCCGGCCCCCTTTTTAGGAGCTAATTATGAGCTGGGCATCTAAAGCAGTTAAAAAAGCAAAATCTTGGGTTTCTAACCACAAACGCGAACTTTTAGGTACCATGACTTTTGGCGGCACTGAAGTAGTGCGCCAACTTTCTGGTTATAACCAGATGAAACAGATGGAACAACTGGCTAATGAACAAGCTGCTATGCAAGAACAGCAAGCAAAAGCTGCTGAAGAAGCGGCACAAAGAGCGGCCGGTAATGTTATGCAATCTTCTCCCGATGCTGGTGAAACCAGTGCTATTGCTAACATTTTGAAAAAACGCAGTGCCTTGCAACGGTCCATCCGTACTCAAGGCCAACAAAGACTCGGAGACTAATTTACTATGGAGACAGCAGAACGCAAAAATGTGTACTGCCGTATTTTCGGCAGCCTAAAGAAAACCTTTGACGACAAAGAGAGCACTTACAAGGACATCCGCGATTTGCTGGCTCCTGGTACCGGGCTCTTTAAGAATGAAAAAGGCACCGGAGACATAGAGAACCAAGATATTGATTATCTTAAACTCTTAGATTCTGAGCCTATTACTTTTTTAGACACTACGGTAGCCGGATTATTTGGCGGATTAATCAATCCAGCTTCTCGTTGGTTTGACCTTGGCGTTGATGAAGCAAATCCGCTATACCGCGAACTAGACCCTTTTACTATTGGCGAAATGACCTCTTATGTAAAAGAGTTTCTTTATTACGTTTTCAACAAAACCAATTTTTATCCCGCAATGCGTTCCACCATTAATGAGTGGGTGCGTTATGGTATTGGGTGTATGCTCGTTGAAGAGCGCTCTTACGATTTAATCTTGTTTAATCCGCTTACGCTTGGTGAATACTATTTAGGCGTTGATGCTTACGGCCGCTATGACAAATTAGCCCGCTGTATGCAGCTCAAAGCTGACAAGATGGTTCAGGAATTTGGAGATAAGTGTCCCGATATTGTTCGCGAAGCGTATGACCGCGGCGATTATGATAAGACCTTTGAAGTAAGGCATCTTATCTGTCCCAACCCGAAAACCGGACTAGTGGCAGACCGCTTCAAATTTGTTGATTTGTATTGGATGAGCGGATGTAGTTGCTGCGAAGGTCCTCACTATTTGCGCAAATCTGGGTTTATGTCTAACCCGATTGTTGTATTTGCTTGGGAACGCAAGAACTTAAGAACCGTATATCCTATTGGTATTGGCGAAAAAATCCTAGGAGATGTGCGGGAGCTGCAACAGACCGTTAAGGCCTTGAACATTCATAAGTCTTACCTAGCTAAGCCAGCTCTTGCGTTACACACTTCTTTAGGCAAAAAACCGATATTGCCCGGTTCCGTGTTCTATACCGAGCAAGACCCGACCAAAGTAGCCTCCGAAATCTACCGCGTAAACTCTTATGTGGCTGATTTAGAGCAATCTCGCACAAACTTGCTAGACAAAATCCGCAAGATGACCTATGCTGAGATTTTAATGTTATTTGCTCAAAGAGACCGTGGCACTATGACCGCTCGCGAGGTTACTGCTTTAGTAAACGAGCAGATGACTTTGCTTGCACCTATCTATCTTCAAGCAAAATCGGGCCTAGAAGCGATTTTTAACCGTGTCCTTGATATATTACTGCGGCGCGGGCTTTTAGATGGTTATACGCAAATTACGCCAAAGGATTTGAATGTAGAGTTCTTGAGCTCTATCGCTAAGGCCCAACGCTTGTCTGAAACAGGCTCTATGGACGACTTGTTAATGTATATCACTAATGTTGCTCAGGTCAAACCTGAAGCTCTTGATTATATCAATGAGGATGCCTTGGTTATGGAATATGCCTCTCGCTTAGGTTGCATGGACAAAATCAACCCCAAAGACCAAGTTCAAGCAATCCGTGAAGCTAGAGCACAACAGCAGGCTACCCAACAGCAATTAATGGAAGACCAACAAACTGCTGATATTGCCAAAACGAACTCTCAAGCCAAAATGACGCCTGACTCCATCCTTGGAGTTCAGGCTGAGCAGGAAGGAATTGCGCCTCAAGGCCAAGGAGGTCTATAATGGCTCCTGAAGAAGAAAAAAATGATGAGTTTCGCCAGTATTTAATTGGTGAACATAACAAGGCTTTTGCCGAGTTAATCAAGCTCCAGAGCTTCCGCTTTTATATGGCGGAGCTTCTTGGTTTTTGTAAGACCTTTGAAAACGCATTTGACGAGAAAGGAAACAAAGCTGCCTTCCAGAATGGTAAGCAGGCAGTCGGTCAAAAGATTTTCAATGACATTATGGCCTCTGACCCAATGACTTACGTCCAGCTATGTAAAGAAGAGGCTGAACATTTAGCCATGCGGCAGATGTTTGAAAAGAAGAAGCAGGTGGAGGAGAACAAGAATGCCTAATGTAGATTACCAGAGACATACTTTTCTAGGCGGTGAAGTATCCCCCAGCCTATATGAACGTGCCGACATGGACAAATTTAGCCGGTGGTTTGCGAAAGCTGAAAACATCCGCTTTCGTGAAACTGGTGGTTTTCGTAACCGTGCTGGATTTGTTAAGGTGGCAGACACGAAACACAATGCCTCTGGCGATTCTATTAAACTACTTTCCTTCTCTTTTAATGATGAAGAGTCCTTCTTGGTAGAGCTTGGTAGCAGCTATGCCCGTTTTTTCAAGAACGGTCAGCCTATTATGGTCAATAACCAAGTTTATGAGTTGCAAACTCCTATCCTTGGTTTTGAAAGCGCCGATATTAAATATGCTCAGGCTGGAGACACTATCTTTATTGTCCATCCCAATTATGGTATTTATGAGCTCGCTCGCTTGCAGGCTGATGGCTCTGCTTGGGAGTTCAAAAAGTTTAACACTGATGTACTCCCTATGGGGGATGAGAATACTGATGAAGACAAAACATTCTCTTTGGCCCAATATGCTATTACCGCCAAACGCTGCACTGTAACTAACCCAGTGTCCTCTGTTTATAATTCTGTTTCTTTTACATTTAACAGCGAAGTGGTGTTCACCGGTACTGGATTAAGCATTGCAAACATCGTTGCAGGAATTGAAGAAGCCATTGGAGATGATTACGTTGTCACTTTGAATGGTGAGTATTTAGAAATATCGCCAGCCAATATTGAAGTTGTTGTTCCTGATTTTTCGCTAACTTTCTCTGCGTCCGGGGCAGTTCCTCATACTGTTTCTGATTTCCAGGGACAAAACTATTCTGACAGCGCGGGTACATATGCCATCGCTAGAGCTACAAATATTGATGAGTTTTATACTCTAAATTCAATTTATGTTAAAGGTCAATGTGCTGGCTCTGTTAGATTTGAAGGAACAAAAGATATTACAGCTGCCTCTATAGATGCGTCCATGCGTCTTTGTAATGGGTTTGGTGCGTATGATGGCAACGCTTATACCGGAGTTAGCGTTGGTGCAAAAGCATTTTGGAACCCAAGACAAATCAATTATTATTCTCAAGCTGGAACAAACGGTGGGCATAATCCGTATGCCTGGATTACCATCACTGGTACCAAGTGGGAAGACAATACTTATACTTACAATTCTTCCGCTGTGTCTAATAGCGATTTGTATTATACTCTGTCTTCGGAGTTTCCATTGTTAGCTGATGTCGCCGTTGGCGAAAGCGTGCTTATTAAAAACCAAATTGATGCCCAGGTAATTAATGGTACTTATTCGGCTACTACTACTCTTGGTCCAGTTAAGAGTGATGGGAACTGGCGTGCCTACAGTCTTGGCAACTGGGCTGGTAAAGTACAAATCCAGTACTCTGTTGATGATAAACAGACCTGGGTAGATTATTATTCCTGGACATCCGAGGATTCTGCTAACTATCCATATAATACGTCTACTTCTGGCACAGTAAAGTCTGACTCTATTGTGTATTTCCGTATTGTACTAACGATTTCTGCTGGAAGTATTAAGTTCTTCTTCACGCCGTCATCCTTTGCGATGAACTCTTATTATAAGCTGCTTAGCAAAGCAAGCGACAACAAGTCCGCAATCGTTAAGTGCGTAAAGAATAATGTTGGTACTTTTTCCAACAACTACCATTGGCGTAACCAGATATTTTCTGTTAAGAATGGGTGGCCGCAAACTGTGGCTTTTTACCAGAACAGATTGTTCTTTGGTAAAGGATATATTATATATGGGTCTAAGACTGATGACTTCTGGGACTTCTATGAACCTATCAATCTTCAGTCTACTGACCCATTAACAATGTCTTTACTGTCATCCAAGGTGAATACGATTCGCAATTTGGTAACCCAGCGCTCGTTCTTCACATTCACAGGAGGAGGCGAGTTCGGTATTGGTTCTGAAGGTGCATTGACGCAAAACGACAAGTTCTTAAAACCGTTTAGCTCTAATGGCTCTGCTCCGTGCTTGCCTGTGCTTATTAGTGATGTTGTTCTGTTTGTTGATAAATCGTATAACTCTGTCCGTGCTCTTAAATATGCTTTAGAGGCAGATGGATACGAGGCGCCTGATATTACGCTTAACTTGGCATATCTACTCAGAAACGAGAAGTTCATCTCTACTGACCAGATTTTTGAGGAAAAAGAGGCGCTCTTCTTGTCTGACTCTGGTATTATATGGGTGCTCAAGTATATTACAGACCAGAATATCCTGTCTTGGAGCCATTACAAACACGCAATGGGTAAAATTACCAACATCTGCGCCGTTCCTAATGGCCATAAACACGATTTATATATTATCGTTGAATACAATGACCGCAAATGGATTGAAGTAATGCGCGAAGACGAGTATCTTGATACCGTTGAGTACCACGCATCTACAACTGAGTCTAAAATTGCTGTTACCGGGCCAAAAGAAGGCGATAAGCGTTTAATGATTCAGGATGGCGTTATCACTGAAGTGACCATTGATGAAGACGGCAAGGTTCCAGCTCCTGTGGATACTACAAAACCGTTCAAGATTGGAGCCTCTTATACGTCCACAGCAACATTGTTGACTCCAGTCATCCAGGAAAGTGACTATAGCCATAGCACGTATAATAAAAAGCGTCCGTTTAAGGTTCATTTTTACTATCTTGATTCGTATGGATTTAAGATTGGTGTAGTTGAAGACGAAAAGATGTATGCTGACTTTAATAGAGTTAATGCAGATATGGATGCCGAAACTGACTTGACTTCTGGTAAAGAAAGTGTTTTAATACCAAGTAGATTTGAGCATTCTTCTATGGTTTCTTTTGTGCAAGACCGGCCGTATCCAATGGAAATAGCCGATGTGCTCGTAGAAACCGACTTTGGAGGTAAATAATTATGTGGTGGATGGCAATCGTAGGCGCCTGTATGGGCATTCAAGACCAATATATCTCCAACCGTGTTAACAAAGCCAATTATAAGGCTGCTGCTAAGACGGCAGAAATCAATGCTCGGTTGGCAAAGCTCAATAATGAGCGAAGAACGATTTATCGCAACGAAGAAATGGGCCAGCAAACTTGGAATATCCGTAAGCAAGCTGAAGAACTGATTGCTAACCAGAAAACTGCTATGGCCGCCTCTGGTTTTGATGTATCTTCTGGCGATAAACGCATTCTGGCTGATACTTATCGCAGAGCCACTGAAGAAACGTCTGGTATTAATCGCTCCTATCAGTTGCAACAGTTGGAAGACGATTTACAAACTTATAATGATGTATTGCAGTATAATTTTGAGGCTTATGCTAACCGCAAAATGGCTAAGCAGTACTCTGGTATTAATGGTCTTGCTAAGATTATTGACGCCGGTGGCCGCGGAGCGCTTGGCGGTTTCAGCATGGGAACTAATTTCGGAGGAGGTTCTGGCAAAGTTAGCTCAAATACTAGCGCTTCCGGCAACTGGATGAGCCAAGGAACAAATATGGCAAAATCCGCTGGCCCTTCTGGTTTTGGTTCCAACAAGCTGAGCCTCGGCAGCTTTAGTAATTTTTCTAGCAGCTTTAATAATGTGAAGTAGTAGGAGAAAAAATGGCAATCCCTTTATCTAACCAAGTAAAAACAGTAAAAGCGCCTAACGTATCTAATGTTAAGGCGAATGATAATAGCCCTATAATTAACCAAATGGGTCAGGCTGCCATTGAAACCAGCCACAGAACCAATGAAATGGCTTCTGCTGGCATGCGTGCTTATTCTCAATACCAACAGCAACAAGACGCATTCGCTCGTAACGAAGCAGAACGCGAATATAATGAACGTACTACTGAGCTTAATACGGAGCTTGCTCAAAAACAAGGCGAAGAACGCCAAAAATTTCAGCCAAAATATGAGTCTGAAATGAAGCTGGCTTCTGATAAATATGAAGCTGCTATCAATAAAGTAAAAACCTTTGAAATTCGCGAAGGCTCTAAGCGTGCTATTAACTCTTGGAACCAACGCAATGCCTCTAACTATCAGTACGAGAACTATAAAAACGATACCAACCTCCAAGAAAAATCTATGGGGCAGGCACTTATTAGCGATAATAATAAGCGCTTGACATCTATTACGGCTGCAGATAGTTTTGAATCTCTTAAACGCTATGCAGAAGACCCTGATTTAGGCTTTGCGCATGGCTCGCAAATGATTCGCGACTTTTATGGTGGTCGCATGGGCTTGCCTTCCGAAGTAGTAGAGCAGTATGTTAAAGACTACCAAAGCAAGGGCGCTATTGCTATGGCCAATCGTCTGGCTCAAGTAACCGACCAAGTTAATAGCAACGCCGCTTATAATCAATCCATTGATTTTATCAATTATGGTATTAAAGAAGGTTTTATCTCTGCCGATGAAGGCATTGAAGCCAAACGCATACTTGAAAACCAAAAGCTGGACATGATTGCTGAGCTTAATCCTGGCGCGTTAATCAATTCTGATGGCACTTATAACTTTAATGCTGCCCGAAAATATGCTCCTGATTTAACCAGAAAAGAGTTGTACAACAAGATTAGCACTGCCAAGAACTCTGGTGGCAATGGCAATTCTGCTATACAGGAAGAAACTTCCAAAAAGGCTCTTGAGATTTGGAATGATACTGTATCTACGTCTGGTTGGTTTGAAGAATTAACCACGAGAGATTATAAAGAAGATATGGCCGTTGTTCATCAAGGCCAAGATAATATCGGTCTTCGCCGCGGACATGAAGTGGCTGACTTGGTTAAATTTATTAATCTTGGTAATCAATTAAATAACGGCTATATTGTCGTGGAAGCTGATGGAACTTACAGGGATGCGCTGCCTACTGACAAACCTAAGGTAGTACAAGCCCGCGGAGCAAAGCTCATCCAAAAGAAAGAAAGCCAAGAAATCGCTCGTGGCGTGCAGAAGGCGAAAGCCCTCTTGCTTAAACATATCAACGATGGCAAATTAGAGGATGTCTTCTCTCCGACATTATTCAAACAGGCAGAGAAAATGAGCATTGAAGACCGGACGATGATTGAGCACTTGCGTAAATATAAGCAAGCGTTTCCGGAGCCGTCCAACAAGTTTATGTTGGCTGGCAAGAAGCTCATAAACAGAACCATTGGGACTAAGTTTGACACACAAGAAAAAGGACGCATGACTTTGTCTGGCATCCAAGACGTTATTGACGGAGTACAGATTGGTCTTAAGAATGTTGCTGATAAATATGGCGTTGATTTAGAGTCAGATTCTTCTGCTCTTGAATCTCTTACTAAATTTAATATGAAGGAATTGACACAAGACGAAAAAGGCAATCGTGTTCTAGTTCCCATTGAAGGTATGCCGCCAGTAACCATGGCCGAAGCTGTTAGCTACGAAACAGCCAAGGGCATCCTTGAGCGTATGGATGATGGTTTATTCCATTCTCTGTATGGCGCGGATGCCAAGAAGCCCCAAACACTTCAAGAGCTGCAACACTACGGTGGGTATGAACTGGACTTTGGAAAACAGCCTACATATCGTATTATGGGCACGTTGTCTACAATCGATAATGGGCTTAGAGAAGCTATGTTCCCCGGAATTGGTAAGTTATATGGCGAGAATGTGCCTGCTCTTAAAATATCTGACCAACAAATCGCCGGAGCTTTTAAGAAAGCCGCCGAAGCATTGCGCGGGGTAGATGCTACTGGCACTGGAGTGCATTCCGATATGTACTTTATGCAGCAGCAATTTCTTGATAAAGTAGCTAGCCCAAAAGCAAACAATCAAGCACTATCGTTTGAAGAGTTTGTATCTAAAATTGGCAACGCTACTCCGTCCGCCTATAGAAACTATCTTGGCAACCGCTCCTCGCTGTTGAACACTGCGAAACTAATTCAAGATACCGGCGCTACCGAAAGCGGATATTTCTTTGCTATCAACTCCGCTGATGCTGATGGTATGCTGAATGATATGTATATACAGTCTATTGGCGGAACGCCCAGCAATCCAGACAATATCGGCAAAGACATCCCGATAAAAGACGTGCTGAATGCTGGAGTTACTGCTTTTAAGGCTCCAAGTAAGGCATTTGAAAAGCCCGAGCAAATTAAAGATTTTAACCCAAATAGTGTTAAAGAAGGCAGTCCAATGTTCTTCTTAAACCATAATTCGTCTGGATATGTGTATATGGACGGTCAAATAGATATTTTTGACGCCAATGCCAGTGAATTTGTAAACTTATTAGGGATATTGAAGCAATACGGAGAAAAGACAGCCGAAGCAATCTATTCTCCAGTGAATTTGTACGATAAAAGTCTCTTATCTTCTGACTTTAAGTAGCGAGGACATATATGCCTGAAGAAAATCAACTTGCCGGAAACCTTTTACAGACTAAAGAAGAGGCCGACAGAAAAGCGGCCATGAGTGGAAAAGAACCAGAATCCACTCAACCTGTTTATAACCCGCTTTTAGGTATTAGCAGACGCCAATTCTTCCAAATGATGGCTGGTGATAATACAGAAGCTCCTTTAGTTACTACCGACAAATATGGTACGCCTAAATTCCATGTAGAGAATATGGGCAAAGGCGGTCCCGCTAAAGTAAAAGTTGGCTCTTTTGGTGATGTACAAGTCCAAGGTCAACAAGAAGCCATGCAGAAAAACATGGAAGATATCGGCCAAGACTTGCTTAAACTACATACTAGCGTTGCTCCCGAACTAGCGAGAGACAAAGCTCGTAGCTCTTACTTTAATGAATCTTTACAAGCCGTACCAAACTTTATTGGAGAAGCCGGAAAATCTGGCGGTTCCATTATTATGCACGGCATTCACGGGATTCTAGCCCAGAAACGCAACTTTGATGAGCTTCGCTGGGATATTACCAAGAGCAATAATGCTGATGACCCGGATTTTCAAGCAGCTGGCGCTGTAGTTAAGCAGTTAGAAGACCAAGGCAGAACTGTTGAAACGCTTGATATTGAAGATTTAGATGTATCCCAAAAAACCAAAGATTACCTTTACCAATACAGAAACCTTGAAGAATCTCGTATGGCTGACGAGCGCAGAATGCGTATTGCTATGGCATACGATGAAGATAAAACCAATATTCAGCAATGGATGGAAGGCACGAAGGTATTAAAACCTCTTGGCGGAGACGAGAACTCTACCATCAACATGATTTCTAAGATGTCCGGTAATGTGGCCGGTTCTGTTGCTGTATTCTGGCTTGGTGGTCGTTTGCTTGGAAGAGCCGGTGCAGCCGCCGCAAGAGCCAATGTAGAAAGAGCTGCCGGACAAGGCGCTGCTGCTACTTTGGCTGCTAATGGTGGTGCTGATGCTGCGCTTACTATGGCCGCCAACATTGGCGAAAAGTTTGTATTTTGGCCTTCTTTCTTAAGCCAGTATGACCAAATCCGTACAGAAGCACTTTTATCTGGTAAATCTTTGGCAGAAGCGAACGCCATTGGTTTTGTTGCTGGTATGGCAGAAGGCGGATTAGAATATGCTGGTTTTAAGTGGTTCAAACGGTTCTATACCGATGGCGGGTGGTTTAGAAACTATATTATCCGCAACGTAGTACCAGAAGCCTTGCAAGAAGGCTCTCAGACCTTAGCTGAAAACGCTATTACTCAGTCCTTTGGTATAACTGATAAGCAATGGACAGATATTATGACCGAAGTAGGATTGTCTATGGTTGCTGGCGCTATGGGCGGCGGAGCGTTCTCTTTCTGGAGAGCCAAATATCTTGGCGCCGAAGCGTATGTTGAAAACATTGCGGAAAATCTACAAGATAAATGGAAAGGACTCTCCAAAGACCAAATCCGCAAGAGCAATGCAGCTGTTGATGTAGTTTTAGACGCCGTAGAAGGCTCTGAAGCAAATAAAGGCAATGATTATATGGCCGTATTTGCTGATAATGCTGCCAAAAACGAAGACCAATCCGTAGAAGAAGCGCTAAAAACATATAGAACTCTGTCTGCTGAAGAGAAGACTGGTGCGAAAGCATATCTTGATGCCTATTCTAAGCTAAAAGATTACTATACCAAACGTGTCAAAGAAAAGAACCCTGATATTACCGAAGCGCAATTAAAGAATGGCTGGAAAGCAATTCGTGTAATGGCTGCTGCTCAGCGTGATAGCAATGCTCTGGTGTCTGCTTTTAACAAAGGCATCAACCAGATGGCTGCTTATATGGATATTGAGTCCAAAACCGTAGAGCAAAACACCGCCAAAGTACAGGAAATTCTTAAAGGCAAAGGCTATACTGATGAGCAAATTGCTCAGATTACATCTCCAGATGCTATGCAGCGCAACGAAGCAGGATGGAATGCTGCTACAGATTTTATAGTAGCTCAAGCGCAACGAGCCGGTGTAAGTGAAGCTGAGGGCAAATTAATGGCTAGTTTTGTTAAATCTATTGCCTATGACGCTACGTTACTCAACCAAACAAGCCCACTTGAAATCGTGCAGAAAATGGGTGCCAACTTAATCAATGTGCAGCACGCTATTTTGCATGGACAGGAATTGCCTGAACTGTTTAGAGCAATTACAGACAATATAGATAAAACCAGATTTGAAAATATCCCGCATGAGCAGATTATGCGCCAGGCCGGAGATATAGTCAGTTCTTTGGAAGCCGATGAAATAACGCCAGAAATGGCCCGCCAAGTGGCTTCTACGCTTTATGGCAACGCTGATATAGACCCTGAGCTTAAAAAGACGAAATCAACCGTTTTTGCGCAAGCAGAGATGATTGGCAAAGTTCTGGACCACATGCCTCTTGAAATTAAACAAGATTTAGGCCAAGCTGATTACAGAACAATGTCTCTTATGCGCTCTATGGGTATGTACTGGGACGAAATCTTAAAACAATATCAGATTAAACCCAATACAAAGAAAAATATTGATGCCGTGTTTAACGAAAAAGCGGAAGAATTATTCCCAGCTCTTGATGCCGAGCAACTCCGCAAATTAGACTATATTTCTGATGGCGCTATGGATGCTGATGAGATGACCAGCCAAGCAGATGATGTTGACGCTATGCTGTCTACGGACCCTGCCACTGGCCAGCCAATGGAATCCACTGCTCCTGCTTATAACGAAGAAGAGACGGCCAATATGCAAGAAGGTTCCGGTTTTTATGAGCCGGATATCAATGCTATCGTGCTTGTTAACCCGAAAGCTGGCACGGCTCTGCACGAGTTTGGTCACTTTTCTTTAACATATTTCGTAACTTCCGCTACTGCTCTTGAGAGAATGGGCCTTTTGAGTGATTTGTCTCCGGTCCATCGGACATATGCTTATTTGCGCGAAGCAATGAAACGCGAAGGATATTCTTTGACCGAAGAGCAACTCCAAGAAACATTGCTTGATGCTGTAAACGACTTTATCACCAAGGGGCAGACGGAAGACCCGATACTTACCGGTTTAGTCAACGAGATGAAAGCCGATGGTATTAAACGCTACAAACGTCTAGCGAACTCTTTGTATGGCAAGCAAGGCGGCAAGAAGGAAACACAAATAACCAAAGAGCAAAAAGCTCAAGTCAAAGGCATTGCCGCTTCTATGCTTGAGAATATAACTCCAGCAAAGATGATGGCTGATGCCTATGCGCTTCGTGAAGAATCTTCCTTCCGAACATTACCAGAAGACCTAAAACAAGCGCAAAGTGCTATTGGTTCTTGGGCTGATAGAGTTGAAGCGTTTGCGAAACAGTATCCTGGCATTAATGATATGCACCTGATTGCTATTCGTGAAGCAAAAGCAAAAGGCGATGTTGTTGCCTTGGCCAGAATCGCTAACGCTGTTGCTACGGAAGCCATTGGGTTTGCTACAGATGCTTTTATTGAAGGCAAGACAGTATCTACTGACGATGAGTTAACTCGTGGTACGACCAATGTATTCTTTGAACGTGAGCTTAGCGATAGCTCCAAAGACTACATTTCTACGTTCCGCAAGGAAACGTCTGCTATAGACGACCTCAAGCAACTCAAAGACGGTCATCCATTCAAGGAAGGATGGGGCTTGTTGGTAAATGGAGCTAAAAACTTCTTTCAATCTCTGGAAGGTGCCGCAGGCGAGATTGCTCCTGAATTAAGAAGCGTATTAATGCATGAGTTTCACGATTACGGTATGCGCGTACAGAAGTTCCGCGAAACCGCCAAACCAATGGTTGATGCGCTTGATAAACATATGAAGAAGTTTAACTACAAAACAAATGCCTATCAAGTAGAAGCCAAGGATTGGCAACAGCACTTTCACCTTGTCCTTCGCAATGGTCAAAAAGGAGCTTATAAAGAAGCTGGAGATTTCTTGGAAAAGAAACTCGGAAAAGAGGCTAGAAAGTCTTGGGACGAATCTATTAAACTATTGACTGGCGCCACTGACATGATGAAACTCGCAGGAGTAAGTGCAGAGGTGCTTGCTTGGGAAGGCGACTTCTTCCCGTTTGCTGTAAAAGATTACAAGCGCTTTACTCAAGAATACTTGGGTCATAATTATACGTTCTCCACAAATGAAAAAGAGCGTCAGCGCTTTATTGACGACTACAAGAAGAAACATCCCGAAGAGACGGAAGAAAATATGAATCGTCTCTGGGTAGCTCTTGTTGATAACCAGAACTCGCTTATGCAGCGTAATGTGAACGTGGAACAAAAAGTAACATCTTTTTTCAAACGCCGCGTAACCAGAGTAGAAGACCCTGGCATTATGGAGTTCTACAGAGACCCATTTGACTGCTTGGATAAATATATGGAGTCTGCTTACCGCACAGTTATGATGCGTAACTTAGTAGGCCGCGTTACTTATAACCAAGAAGGACAACCCATCTTGTTTAGTGATGACGGAACAAATACAGGTAAAGTCGGTGCTATTTTGGCCAAATTGCCAGAAGGTGCCGTTCCCACCGATGTACTTAATGGATTTGTAACCAAGATGCGCTATTTGGCACAACGTGATGCTAGCGAGCAGAACACTTTGCTTGATATTGTTCGCCAGGTAAACCAAATTACTACTTTAGGTTCCGTGTTTAACGCTATGAACCAGGTGCTTGATTTGCAGTTCTGCTATACTCTATTTGGTGCACAAGCTACAAATGAGGCTATTAAACAGGTAATGTCCGACTCTGCTAAGAGCCTTACTCTTGAAGATGTTGGCGCTTTAACCAATAACGAAGCCTTCCGCATACAAGATGAGCAAGTGCTTAACAAAGTAGCCAAGTTTGTGTATAGCAAAACCGGATTTGAGTGGACTGACCGCAAAGTAAAAGAAGTTATTTTGAATGCTGCTTCCAATTATGCCAAAAATACACTTGGCAAGATTGCTGACCCGAAAGTCAAAATGACCAAAGAGTTGGCCCAAGAGCGCAAACAGCTTCAATATATTGTTGATGAGTGCTTCCCTCCTGCTAATGCTCTTATGTTCGACCCGACAATGACTGATGAACAAGTCAAACAAGCGAAAATGGAGCGTGACGCTCGCAGAGACCACTTGATGAAAGTGCTTCGCAACGGAGGCGTTGACGAAAACGGTAACTGGGACCCAGATGCTAAATATGTATTCTGGTATATGTTAACCAAGTTGCAACCAATCAACGCTGCCACTGTTCCTGCCAACTATAATAGAATGGGCGCTTTGGGTAAGATGATGTATCAATTCTCCACTGTAGCTATTCGTCAGTTAGGTTTTGTTGGTGATTACTGGAAAATGCAAGAGAAAATCGGTGGCAAATTAGTTGCAGCGAAGGGAATGCTTAAATTTATGGCGTTCTGCGCTGCAATCGGTGTTCCGAACGATGTGCTGCAAGATATTCTCAAAGGTAGAGAACCCGATGTGCTCAATTCGTTTGCCTTTTCTCCGTTGCACGTAATGATGATTAACGAATATACTATGCACGTGTTAATGAATGAAGGTCCCGTGTCGTTTGTAAATACCACGTTTGGTCCTAAGTTTGGTGCACTCGATAATATGGCCAAAGATGCTTTCCGCATGGTTAGTGGCAAAACCTATAAGGGCTATACATTTAAGAATGTGCCAATATTCGGTTGGGCTATGTGGGAATTTATGTTCGGCGGGCTAGACCAGAAGATTAAACAGGGTACTGATATCTTTGGCCGCACACAAAATCCTGAGGCAGCAAGAATTGCCAAAGATACAAAACGTCAGGCACAAGAGAGCCTAGACTTTATGGAGGTAGAGTTCTAATATGGCAGACGCACCGCAAGTAGTAAATATCTACGAATATATTACGCCGCAAGCGTTAGATGCTCTTTATGTGCTAGAAGGCCATAAAGACGGCCCCTCTCAGCCAAAGAGCTATAAAGGTAAAAAAGATAGCACTACTACCTATTATGGAATGACTGATGCCGGGCTTAATACTATCCGCAGCCATTCCGGGCCAAATAACTTTAATATCGCTCTTCCAGAATGGATGAAGAAAGCATCCGCAAAAAGCCTTACCAAAGAACAGGCTAGAGAAGCTGCTGGTCTATTGGCCGCAGTTCACGAGATGCAGATGGATGCTAAATTTATGGAAAAAGATGGCCATAAATACTTCCACGATATGCCTCTAGAGTGGCGCAGCGCTGTGCAGGTTCTTGCTCACTCCAACGGCGTCAACGGATGGATTCAGTCTTATGACGAAGACAATCCCGGCTCTATTATGAAGGCTATGAAAACTGGCAGCCGCGAGGTTGTCGCAAGAGCAATGATGTCTAAAGGCGATGGTTCTTTAATGGAAGAGCCGCACATCTCCAAGAAAAGCGGGAGAGTTAACCGCATTTTGAGTTCAGTAAAATTGATGTACGACACTAAAGCCAACACTTTCAAGGACGAGAAGTCCAAAGACGAGGCTTTTAAGCGCTGGACAAAAAACCCGCATACTGTATTTAATGTACAGAACCACTTAAATAATATCTATCAGTGGGATATGAGCAATCGAGACACGATGGACCTGCGAAGACGTGCCGCAAACCAGCAACTCGCTGTTCCTACTACCGAAGACCAGAAACAGCTAGATAATACCACCGTCCAGGCTCCTGTAGCTGAAAACAAGCCGCAAAAAGAAGGTATTTTTTACCGACTTTACAAACGTGGTAAAAATTTATTTACTAATAGCAACGAGGTAGAACAAAATGTTGAGCAATGAAACTCCTACGTCCATCTGCAATAGAGCCCTTCGTCTTATCGGCGAAAAGCCTATTAGCAATATAGAAGATGATACTTCCGAGGCTGCAAGAATTTGCAACCAATACTACGATTTGTCCCTCCGCTCTGTGCTTGAGGAAGGGAAGTGGCCTTTTGCTATTGTAGAAACTCCGGTAACAAGAATTGCCACAGACGATTACGCCAAAGAGCAGAAATATACCTACGATATCCCTTCAAACTGTGCACTTATTATCAGCCTTTCTAAACGGTTTAACCGCAAAGAAATGCACAAGGGATTGGATTGGGACTTGCGCTTTAATACTACGCTCAACAAGACCGTTATTATTTGCAACGAAGAGTCTAAAACTTCCACCGAAATCACTGAACCTATCAATCAGGATGACCAAATATTAATTGAATATGTTGCTGACGTGCGATTAACATCTTCTTATACAGCTGCTTTTGTTCGCTGTTTGGTCGCTCAGGTTGCTGCTGACATCTGCATGGCTATTACGCACGACCAACAAAAATGGGGTGCGATGATGCAGTATGCTGCTCAAGTTAAGAGCCAGGCATTGCAACAGGCGCTTAACGAAGATGGGCAAGATAAAATGGCGTGGATTGACCCGCTAACTGCTAGCCGTGAAGGGAGATTGCTGTGATAGAGAACAATAGTCCGATTATTGTATATACGGCAGATGGACAGAGAACTGTTTGGGATATTCCCTTTCAGTTCCTTGCTGCTTCAGATATTCTTTTGTTCTTACAGCACGATACTTCTTATACTCAAATAAACCAAGCAGACTATCAAGTAAATTTAAGTACTAATCAACTACAGTATCCCGTACAAGCGCTTGGAAATGATGAAGAAGTAACCCCTCTGCCGCAAGGTGATAGATTGGTAATCATGCGCAGAACTGCTCTTACGCAAACAGCAGACTCTACGCAAAGCAATTTTAAGTCAAAGAACGTGGAACAGATGGTAGATAAGCTAACCAAGATTGTTCAGGAATTAACCGAACATCTTGATCACTGCATTCAGTACAACCCAATAGATGCCATCCACGGCGAAACTGATGCCGGACAGTTCTTAGCTGACTTATATTCTGTAATAAACCAGAAGCAAGGCGATTTAACCCTTCTTTCTGGGTTTGATAATACGAAGACTCAACGACTGATTCAGGTCAATGGCGTGATGCAGTGGGTTGACGAAGCGTAGTTTGAAAATACTAAAGGAGGGCTTTTATGGCCTACATAGGAAAAGTTGAAATTAGCAACGAATGGCAAAAAGTCGAAGACCTTGTTAAAGAGCAAGTCTCTGGGCAATCTAGCTTCGCCTTCTTGTCTGAAACGAAGTATCAGTTGCAATGTGAAGGCGATTATGGCGCCAGACTTTGCAACGCTGAATCTGCTCCGACAGAGCAAAAAGATGGCGAGATGGTCTTGCTTTCTCAGACGGCTATCTATGAACCGGAACTTGGTGCTGAACTCTATACCAGAGTGCATACGCTAAAACCCGGATTTCCTTGCTATCTAAAAATCTCTAAAATAGGAGACTAATAATGTTAGAAATTCAAAACAATGGTCCTGTTTATTTAGGGGCCTCCAAACCTGGAGAAGGTGATGGAGGTGGCGGCGCAGACAGCGACATGAGCAATGTTTACGGCACTTCTTTTAGCGCCGCATCTGCTTCTGGAACTCGTTTGTACGCCTCCGTAGGTAAAAGTTTTACCCCTTCTACTGATACCACTGCCGGTACGGATGATTTTGCCAACACGCCTGTTTTCAAAGGCTATTATATGTTAGTAAAATACAATTCTACATCCGGCAAAGCCGAACCTATTGCTTACGAAGGAACGCCGGAATATACTTCTATTAAAGCTGCAGGTACAGAAGACTATGATGAAGTATATATGTACCCCAAGTTTTACTATAAGCATACCGTTGATACGGATGGTTCGTCTGAGACATTATTGTCTCCGACTCCTAAAACCGGCTTCAAACCGTCTCCGATGCACTATCGTTGGGACGCAGCTCAAAGCAAATATGTAATGCACGATTATATTGGCGTTACTCGCTTTGGATGGGGTTATGCTTCCGGTTCTGTGTCCGATATGGCTGCTCGCAGAGGATTATATCCGTTGACGAATATTACCCGCGATAGCTTTGAAACTAAAGCTCGTGCGCGTGGTATGCGTGTATTCGGTATGAAAGAGCTAGCTGCCTTGCAAATGCTCGGTGATGTCAAATACGCTCACAAAAACTGGCAGACCGCTGTGTCAAAAGGATATTGTTCTGCTTATCCGAACTTTTTGTTGCGTGAAGATACCTCTGAGACGCAGACTGCTGTAATCGACTATACGGCTGAAAATGCCTTGTTGTTCGCTCCCGGCCGGTATTGCTCTTTCAGCGATAACCAAGCGTATAACCAAGTGCGCAAAATCACTGAAATCGATACTGAGTACGATACTACGAACAACTATATGAAGATTGCGTTCGAAGGTGCCGCTGCTCCTACGATTACTGTTGGCACTACCAAACTATATCCCGGTCTTTGCCCTTCTGGTTTAACCGAAGGCGTAAAAGGTATGGATGGCAAGGCTGCTTCTTTGAGCACAAATGACCAAAGATATCCTTCTGTGTACCTGGGTATTGAAAACCTGTTTGGCAACCAATGGAAATTCTTAACCGATACTATGCGCATGGATGGTACCAGCGTATCGTATTACAATAGAAGCTCTGACAGCTCTAAAGATTGGCCGACATCTTCCGACCTGAAAGATTGGAAACCTGGTCCGACTATTCTTACTACCGAAGGCTATATTAAACGCATGACGCCTACCGCTGGACTTAGCGCTTTGGACTATTTGTCCATTCCTGCTGAGTTGGGCGGAACGGACGCTAACCCTATTGGAGACTACCAATATGGCAACGCAGCCAACGAACGCAAGTGCTGCTTGATGGGCGGTACCCTCAGCCTCGGGTTGTTCTGCGGTCCGTTCTCCTTGTCCTGGGCCCACGCTCTGTCTGCTGCGGGGTGGAACGTCGGCGCCCTCGGCGTGTTTGTGCCTGAAGAGTAGGGTCGAGCATTTATGCGAGTAGGGGAGTGAAAATTCCCCTGCCCGCAACGGCGGGCTTGTAGTTGCTCGCTCAGCAATAATAAGTTAGTAGT